TGTATCAGTTGACCTGAAGAGTTAACGTATTCACAACCAACGAAAACGCCTATTGCGCCAACGCCTGAAGTGCCTGATATGCTATTGGAGGTTAGGTCTGCACCTGAACCTGTAGCCAACGCAATGTACCCATCTGCCCCAATGATGACGGCTTGACCATAAAATAGGTTTGTACCTTCACCTGCGGGATCGATGAGATATTGGTTCGTAGAACCTGCATACGGCATTCCATCTGATCTTCTGATCGGACGTAGTCCGTAGGGAGCTGCTGTAGTAGCCATGTCTCATACTCCTAGAAGTTTAAAATTACGACAAGCTACCCTTTCGAGTCACTTGCCAAACGAGTTCCGTGTGCTTCGCTCTGGTTTCAGAACTGGCATACGAGGGTCTGAGTTACGCAAGTAGCTGTTATCCACAGCATCCATTTGGCTTTCTGCCTGTAGGAGCTGTGCTTCACGTCTAGCTTGCACATTTTCGGTAGTATTCTGACATAGCAGCAATCCACCGACCTCAATATTGTCTGTAAATCGAGAATCGATATCAGACACAACTTGAAGGTTTGGGTGATCATCTTTACGAACAGGTGTCCATCCCTCACGAAATCTGGAAGATACATTCGTATTGTCACTGTTCCCAAGTGTTGATGTGCGAATCCAACGATATTCAATACCATCTTTGGGTTCGGGGTTCGGTAACAATGAAGGTCTCGTCCACGACACCTTGCGTTTTGACTCTTCACGAGTCTCTGTGTTGCGTGAGTTTCGGTTCGTCATCTTTTCACTTCCTTCATTAATTGCGCCGCATATTGTTCATTTGTCAGACCAAGTCTCTTGGCGAGAGAAACCTGCGTTGAGGTCAGTTGCACTTTGCGTGGTTTTTTACCGCTTCTAGCAGCAGGGGCAACCACGTTGCCTGTCTGACGTTGAGGTGCTAATTCCTCAAAAGGCTCATCGTCAAACTCATCTGGGAAGACGCGACGCATCGCATCATCAATTTCATTATAGTACTCTTCGGTGTCTGGCGCAATACCACTTTTTACAAGTTTTTCATGAACGCCAAATGCATACCCTGTCATTTCAGGATCGTACTCTTTACTCCACTCCCCAAACCAAGGATTGTCTTCTGACCACTCCACACCCATTTGACTGGGTTTTCGAGGCTGCATATTCTGCTGTTGATACTGCGGTTCTGGTGCAGGCTTAGGAGCAGGTCTAGGCTTGTATGAATCATACTTATCCTTTTCTACACTAAGCTTTGCTATTGCTTCTTGAGCTTCGATAAGAGCATCAGAGTCACCAGTTTCATACGCTGACTTATAAGCAGTCCTAGCTTTTTCTAGCTGTGCGTCTACTCGACCTTTGGCTTGATTGACTAGAACTGCCTCACCATCATTGATGGTTCTCTTGAGCTTATCGTTCTCCTGTTTGATTTGCTCTGCATAACGCAAAGCCTCATCCTGAAGACGACCTGCCTCTTCTTTTGCTCTTCGTTCCTCATGATACTCAAACTTTAATTGTTTAATGCGTTTTTGAACATTATCATTATAGTTTTCTATTTCATCATCATCAGGAATCTGCGGCTCACTGCCATCAGATCTTCTGGGTTTTCCTCTATCTTGCTCTGGAGTATCGTCAACAACTTCTATTTCAAAGCCATCATCCTCCTGATCAACTTGATCTTCCTGAACATCTTGATCTTCAGTAAAATCATCTTCATATTCTTCTTGTTGCGCTCGATTATTCATGCTCTTGAATACCCCCTTGGATCTTCCACAACTGCTTCCACAGTGTCATCGTTAATAAGACGAAACTCTTTCCCATGTACTTTGAATCGAGTGCCTGAATAAGATCGGAAGATTACGAAGTCTCCCTTCTTGCAGTACGATCCATGTGGAAATTTTTCTTTATCAGCATAGGCATCTTCGCCTAGCTCCATAACAAAACCAATAATAGAAGCAGTCTCTTCTGATGCTTTAATACCATCAGGCATAAGAACCCCACCTTCTGTCTTGTCGCTGATTTCTGGTACGCCAATAAGAATCTTGTATCCTTTTGGCTGTGGTAGTTTAGTAGCTACCTTTTCTTCTGTAGTCGCATTCCCTGTATACATTCTAATACCTTGCAGTGATTTAAAGGTTCACAGTCACCTTGCGTGGACATCCACGAATACTCCCTGATTTGGACAATAGTAAAAAAATTTTTAACTTTCAATATATCTTTTTTCTATATCCTCTAAATCTTGTCGTATAATTTTTACTAGATCACACCTTCCGACCAAACGATTATACGAACCAAGATCTTCTGCCTGACCAGATGCAAGATATGTCTTAATATCTTCTTCATACTCGTCAAGCTTTCGCCCTAACAGCGAAAACACAGTATCACTCATCTCCCTTTACAAGCTCCTTCGCTATTTCAATACCTAGTTTTGCGCCCTCTTTCTGGTCACTACGTTGTGAATTATCCAGATCGGTGGCTAGTTTTACGCCAAGACGTGCACCCTCACGTTGGTTCTCAGCGGAAATACGTTCTTGTTGAATTTGTGCATTTGAACTTTTTGTCATCGCATCAAGCTGCAACTTCTGCGTATCCATTTGGATCTTGTGCTCTAGTTCTTTTTGCTTAATTTGCAGTTCTGCCTGTTGCATTTGTACAACAGGATCTTGTTGCTGTTGTTGCATTTGCTGTTGTTGAGCTTCTGCTTGACCTTTTTGCAACAGTTTCTCTGCTGCTTCTTTTGCAAGCCTTGAGATCTCTACCTCTACATCTTCTGGTAGTGGCTGATCTTCGTTTGGCAATTCGACACCAAGCATTTTTTCCATCTCACGTCTATACTGGAACGCAACATGTTCTGTAACATGCGCTGCCATAGCCGCACCAATAGCCTGTGCAAACGGTGACTGCCCTACAAGCTCTCGCATCTTAGGATCTTCTATCGCACCCATGTGAACTGCTATGTGTGCTTCATGATCTTGATACTTGAATGCCTTAGTTGGCTCTTGCTTGAGCATCATCATGTTTTCTGTAACAGGATCAGCAGGTTTAATATCATCAGGTAGTTTAATTATATCGCTTGCGTCTTGTATTCCCAAGACCTCTAGCATCTGACGGTGCAACTTACCCATGTCGTATAGCTGAGGAGCTTGTTGAGATAGCTGCAAAGCTGCCTGATACTGCATAATTCTTTGAGCCATTGTTGCAGCGTTAGGATCTGAGACAGGTATAACATCTACTCGTGCATCAAAGTCTTTTTGTCTGTCGAAGTCACCATCCATTTCATAAGCATATTCTGATGGCATGTAATCGCGTATGATCTTTGACAGCAAGCGTAGTTCGTTTTTCATGGCTGCATGCATACGAGCTTGCACACCAGACATAACTTTCATGCTTCGCTCCATTAGAGCGAGTGTTGTTCCTACAGGTGCTTGAGCATTTGTATCTCCAACCTGTATATCAGCAACGGAACCTATCCTACGTCCTTCTTCGACAATGTTGCCAAGTAACGAGTATAGAACCCCTGATGGCTCTTTGTAAGGGATGAACGTAATTGAATCCCGTATCGCACCACCTGGAACATCCACGTCCCTGAACTCACCTGGCATAAGCGGAGTGTCATCACCTTTAATGCGGAGACCGCGAGCTTTAAGACCCGCAGGCAAATTAGATAATGTACCCGCATCAATAAGTTGACGAAGAATCGAAGTTGCTGACTTAGCCAATCCACCAATGAGATGTATAAGACCTGTGCCGTAGAAACCCAAGCCAGGTAGGTATTTGTAATGTACGAAATGTAATCTTTTCTTTTTCTTTTCATCTTCCTGATACCAGTTTTTTCTTATCGCCAACACTTCTTTTGAAGACTTATCAATGGTTACAACGTAAGGTCTGGCTATTCCATCTGGATCATCGAACTCATCTGGCATGTTCATGGTGACATGCATCTCTAGAATTGTATGACGATCATCATCTTCTATTACTGCGCTCTCCCCATCAAGCTCATCATATTTTTCCTGTATGTCTGAAAAGTCTGGCTCTGGATCAGGAATATCTACCTTCTTATAAAACCCTGCAACCTGTAACTCTAGGATTTCGTTAGCTGTCTTCTTCATGATGTGTGTATATCTAGGACAGGAAGCCAGATCTGATGCACCATAGGAAGCAACAAAGTCTTCTGCGGGAACAAACATAGCTACAGGTCTATCCTCTAACGGATCATAGTAAACCTTTTTGAAAGCAGACCCTGCAAGCGGTAGCTTGAAGAGCATTTGTTCTGTCTCATCACGGTATTCTGTCATCTCTTCAGTCAGAAGATAGTTCATTTCTGTCTGGATTCTGTCTGCCTGATCTGTCTTTTCTGGAGTTAATTTACCCATGATCTTGGTTCTTACTGGCCCAGACGCAGG